TGAATCCATCGAGAATAAATCCCAATTCGAGTAAATCCGACTTGCTGCAAAGCTATCAAAATCTTATATCCATCCGTTCCTGTTGAATAAGCAATGTCAGCCGCAAATCCTTTTGTGTGGGCTGAATTTGGTGTACCACCGACCTTTTTGTTATGGGCTTCAGTACGATAGCCAGAATTGATTTTAAAAGGTATTCCAGCTATTGCCCGGGCTTTATCCAGCTTCAAAAGAAAGTCAGGATTCATTTTTGAGCCGCTCCCGACTAAATCGGGTGAATCAAATTCTGAAAGGTTAAAATTCTCTAATTCCATATCGCAAATTAAAGGACAAAAAAAGTAAATTTTACCAAATATTTGTCGGTCTGAAAATCAATGAGTTATAATTTATTTTAAAAATATTTTAATTATTTTATTAAATAAGTTTGCAGAATTAAAAAGAAGTATTACTTTTGTATCACTGCAACGGAGCAGCAACAAAAACAAAAAACAAAATGAAAACAGAAACAATGAAATTAAGAACCGAAAAAGAATTAACTAAAATGGGTTGTTCAACAAATGAAGTTAAAAGCCTAATTGAAAAATTCTGGAATCAAGTTGAATATTTAAAAACTGCAAGAGAAAAAGCATTATTCATGACCGCATAAAAATCAAACTGGGGCTTCGGCCCCTTAACTTTTAAACAAACAACAAAATGGCACAAAAAATAACCTTCGTTAAAGAATCTTCTGAAAAAATGTTTATTAATACTTTTTCAGGAAGGGCAAACTCAACAAGATACCACGCTATAAATGAATTAGGGCAAAAAGGATGTTTGCCTGGCGAGAATAAAGCTTATTCCCCAATTGGAGGAATTAAGGCTTTAAAAGAAGTTATAGAAATATTAATTTGGATTTAAAAACCAAACCGGGGCTTCGGCCCCTTAACTTTATGCCTAAAGGAATACCAACAACAGGAACACGCAAAGCAGGGGCTGGCAGAAAGTCTGGCCCTGCAACGACTACAATAAGCTTTCGAGTTCCAACAATTGAAAAGGAACGGCTTAAAAATCTTATAAGTAATTTGATTGAGAATTATTTGGATCAAAAATGGACTGGTGAAGTTTTGATTTTTAAAGATTGGGAACATGGTCCAATTACTGCAATTGTAGAAAATCAGAAGCCTCTTAATTGAGGTTTTTTTTATTTTAACTATTTGAATTCTCAAATTATTATCTTTGTGCTTTCATTTAAAAAATGATGGTACTTAAATTTAAGCAAGATGCAATTTCAAGATGGTAATCAGGAAGCAGCCTATTCCATTGATGAAATCAAAGAATTGGCAAAGGCTTATTGTGAACATTTAGCACAAGGACTTAGTAAACAATCCTTTGTAGATTGTTGTTATACAACTATTGAGGATAGGATAAAAAAACAACCAGACGTTTTCCAGTCCGAAAAAAAAGAAATAGAAAAATCTTTGCGATTAAGTCGCAAATACTGGGAACAAGTCGGGCTAGATAATATTGTCAGTAAAGAGGAAATGACTAGGGATTCTGAAGGCAATGTAATTGTCAAAAAAACCTCTTTAAATGCTGCTGCATGGATTTTTAACATGAAGAACCGATTTAAAGAAGAATGGAGAGATAAACAGGAAATTGACGCAAGCCCATCAAATCTGACAGTTACAATTTCAGGACCAACTCCACCAACAAATGAATGATGTGCTAACATTGCTCCGAAAGAAATTAGCACATGAACTATAATTTCTGCAAAACCTGGTGGCTCCGCTGGTATTGGCCCTACATTGAAACCCTCTACACAAAAGAGGGCCACTATGGAACCAGACAAAGCGCAAAGTCTCACAACATTGCCAGAAAGCTAATTTACCACAGTTTTCAGCCTTACCAGTTCAATGTGATTCATTCCCGAAAGGTTTATTCAGATATTGAGGGTTCAACTTTTGCGATTCTTAACAACCTGATTCAAAAGCATTTTAAAAATGATTTCATTGTCAGGAAAAACCATTTTGAGATAATCAATAAGCATACTGGCAATTGGTTTAGAGGTCTTGGAATGGATAAGGCCGAAAAAGGAAAAGGAGTAGAAGGGGCCAATATTGCATGGCTAAACGAAGCCAATCAATATACCAGGGAGGATATGGATTATATTGATACAACCCTTAGAGGCGAATCGGGAGTTAAGATCAGTTTAATAATGGACTGGAATCCTGAATCAATTAATCACTGGCTAAAAAAGGAAGTTGATGAAAATAAAAACCAATTCGACTGCCTTTTCCACAAATCAACTTTTTGGGATAATTACACCATTGACAGGGATGCACTTCATGAAAGACTTTTAAGGATAAAAACGCATGGCATTGAAGGCGAAAGACGATATAAGGTTTGGGCTTTAGGCGATTGGGGAATTGAAGGAATTGACAGAACTTTTGCCTATGCTTTTGACGAAAGTAAGCACGTTTATAAAGGTTCTATTCCAGTTTCAAAGGACCATGACTTGGTTTTATCATTTGACTTTAACGTAACTAATACCTGCGGTGTTTACCAGTTTTCAAAGAATGCACCTGGTCAATTGTATTATGGAACGGTCAATAAAATTAAAACCTATCGAATTGGCGATTTAAAGGTGCTTTGCGAAACAATCAAAGCAGAATATCCAAAAGCCAATTTCATTGTTACTGGCGATGCTTCAGGGCAAAACAGGAGTGCTTTTACCTCAGATAACATTTCAGCTTATACCCAAATCAAGGCCCAATTAAAACTTACTGATTTTCAGCTAAGAGTTCCAAGTGCAAACCCTTCGCACATCCAATCAAAAATAGTTACTAACCTGGTTTTGCAGCATTGTAAAATAAATATATCGGATCAAAACGACCTGACAATTGAGGATTTAAAACAGGCGCAAGTTGATGGAAACGGTTCTTTGGACCCTTGGAAAACCAAAAACCCAAACCTATCTCACAGCTTAGATGAAACAAGATATTTTTTTAATACTTTTTTTGGCGAAATTGCGGCCTTTGTAGAATTGTAAAATTATGAGTTGTAATAATTGCGGATCTTGTTTTCAAATATGCCAACCTTTTCAGGCTTGCTTTAGTGAAATGATTGTAAGCATTCCGGTAGCATTAACCGAAACTGATTATATCATTTCAATTGCCAATGGTCAGGGAGTTGCATTTAAACAGGCCATTGAAGTTGTTGGTAATTTAGCAATAGTTGATCTTGACTTATTTCCAGGTGGCTTCTTTTCATCTTATGGTGGGCCTTATACCTTGCAATTTTTTGATGTTATAACAGGCGAGTTACTTAATTTTGTTGCAACCAACGGAAATGTTTATACTTGCATCGAGTTTGGATTTCAGAATGGTTCTGAGGTTGATTCGATAACAATTTTAGCATAGTGGAATTTATAATTGGAACCTCAATAAAAGTAAGGCGTTCAAGTGGTGTTATTTGCTCGGGAATAATTAAAAAGATTGAGGGCGAATTTTTAACGATCAATGGAAAATGTGGAAGGTATAAAGTTCATCAATCACAGGTAATTCAAAAGTAATGGGGTGCAATTGCGGAGGTAAGCCAAAGCCAGTAATCAGAAAACCAGTAAGGAAATGAGTTTAGCAAATGAATTGCGAATCGGAAATTGGGTTGAAATCCTTGGAAATTCTAAGCGATTAGATTTTTTCACAACTATTCAACCAAGTAGCTTTTCGGTTGATATTGACAAGACCTATGGACCTATTCCTTTGGATGAGGATTGGCTACAAAAGTTTGGGTTTAGAAAATGGGCATTATTTTATGAAAAAATTTATTCCGATGACTTATCTATTAATGTAAAATTTGACGTTAAAGATGTTGAAAAATTATTTTTAGTAAGTGCGGCAGGAACTGATGATAATTGGGAAAATCCATTTGATACGCCTTTAAGGTATATTAAAAATGTTCATGAACTTCAAAATATTTATAGTTGCATAACAGGATCCGAACTCCAACTAAACAAATGAAACAAAAGCACATATTCATTCTTGAAAATGGTAATGAAATAACTATTTGGTCTGGTTATAGTCCAGATCAAACCTTTGCCATAGTTCAAGATAGAAAACACTTTAAAAACGCACAGGAATTGATTGAAGACGCTTATACGAAAGGCTGGATATTAATTGAAGGAAAATGATACAATTAATTTTTGAAGCCATTTCAACTGCCCTCTTTGCTCAGTTCTTTTGCTATGCCATTATTTGGGTTCCATACCTTGAATGGTATTCCAATCTTATCAACAAACTACCTGACTACCTTTCTGACCCTTTGGGTAACTGCCCTTACTGCATTGCGCCTTGGTTATTTTTAATCTTACATTATGTTCCAATTCCTCAAGAAATCAAAGAAGTCTGTTTCGCCTTTGGCTGGATCTACTTCGCCAATGCCTGTTTCAACAGATTCATCGACAACGACTAAGCCAGTCTACAAAGGCAACTGCGATTCTAAACATTGGGCCTCCATTCAGTTTGCCTTCAAATCAGGCGATAGGAACTTCTTTTGTTGGAATCAGGATATAATGGTCGCATGGGAACGAATGGAAGCTGCTAAGTCAATCTATCGGGAACTGGAATACCATATTAACCCGGGAGTATTATCACTTCATTTTGAAACGGTTGAAACCCTGCTTAAAAACCCAAAGGTTAAAAACGAGGACAAACTTTTCAAGATTGCTGAAATCAATTCCAGGATGAAGGAATTGCAAGGGCTTTCAATTGACATTGATACGCAAATAAGACTTGCAACTGTTAAGTTCTTTGATGAATATGAGGATCCCTTTAAATTCGATTATAAATATAATGTTGAAAAGGTAAAGTTTTGGGCTTCAAATTCCGATGTACCTGCTTTTTTTTTGAATCTGCCACAAAATCAATATCTAACATCCTCAACAGAATTACAAGAGAATTTGATGAATTCTTTGAAGGCAATAAGCGTGTTGAACCTAAAAAACATGGAGTATCATTCTACCTTGATGAACTCGGAAAATATAAGTCAGGATTTACAGAAAGAATTAGATTTGCACAAGGAATTGGAACAGACTTTGAAAGCTTGGTCAGATGTTCCTATTACGAATACTATCTGAAATACTCCTTTTGGATAGCGGCACTCAAAAAGAAGAATAAAAATGCAAATTGAGCACTCTATCGCAAAATAACATTGTAGTCAATTATGTACTCAATGATGACCAGGTAAATAAAGCAAAAACAGGGT